TTCTTAGGGATATAAGTTCTAGGCTTAAACCCTTCTTCCTGTATTAAGAATTGCAAGACTGCATCTTCTTTCTTCATTACATTACCACCTTGTTTCCGAATATAGGCATTACTTCGCCTGTTACTTGATTAGGAATCATAAACTGTTGCTGTGGTTGGAACATTGGAGGCATAGCTTGCGGTACTTGTACAGGCTGTGCGTTCATCATCTCCTGTTTCTTTGCTTGCTGTTGTGCTAGAAACTGTTGCAACAATAAATCAGCAGAGTTGTTCTGACTTTGCTGTGGCTTAGCGGCATTCATTAAACCACTAACTGCTGTAATACCTGCTATAATAGTTGCTGGATCGAGTGCCATTTACTATTCTCCAAATAAACTTCCAAATATATCACCGCCAATACTACTGTCACCTGCTGTAGGCATGCCCATAACAGTCATAGCAGTACCTAGCAATGCACTGAAGGGATCACTAGCTGTCTCTTGAGTCACTTTACTATATTGATCGGCTTCCGCAACAAGAGGACTACCTTGTAAGAACTGATAGAACTCAGACAAGTTACGAAGGTTTGCATTTCTATCTGCTTCAGACATTTGAATTTCATCCTGTAACTCAGCTTGACCACGTAAGCTTCTGTACTTACCTATGTTCTCAGCAACGTCTTGACCCATCATACCTGTACTTAGAACCTGTGGAAGTAACTGCTGTGCTTGTAGTCCTAACTGTTGTTGCCCTAGAGCAGACTGTACTAAAGCCCTCTGAGTGTTGCTATCTATCTCACCACCGAGTAGACCTAAACCTTCCATACCTTCACTGCCGCCATACTGCCCTGCCGCTGATGCTTGTTGCATTATAGGTACAGCACCTCTAGAGAACTGAGTACTAGCGTCTCCTAATATGCTTTCCATTTGCTGTTGGAATACAGGGTTATTAGCTAAGTCACCTGCGTTTAAATAGTTCTGGAAGTTACTCATACCAGAATCAATTAAACCTGACAACCTACCACCTTCTCCAAACTGTGCTAGCCTTTCCGCTTGAGACTGACCAATTAATGCATCTTCTTCAGCAAGTCTTGACCCCTTATAAATACCTTCAGTACCTAAGTTATATAGGTTTTCTGCATCTTGCAACGCACCAACAGAACTTCCTCTTAGCTCATCGCTAAGTCTAGTTGTGCTGTCTGTAGTTTCTGAACTTCCGCCCTTGCTCATTTAAAACTCCTTTACCATGTATACAATGTCAGAAGAATAAGAAGGTATTAACTTTGTCCAACCTTTTCTTCCATATATTTCTACGCCATCTAATCCTTTCTCTTTAGCAAACTTCTCTATATTACTTATAGCTGAGTCTACCCATTCTTCAATATCCTTACCACCACATAGGTGTATTAACAATCTAAATCTAGCGGGGTATGTAACACCCTTTGTAACTACTGCTCCCAATACTTTCTTACCTTTGTACGAAAGCCATAGTTGACTGTTACCTTTCTCTATATCTTCCATAACATGCTTTAAGGTAACTTCAGGAGTCTTATTAATAACCTTTAACAAATACTCTAGAATTACATCTTGGTTGTTGTGGATTTCAGCTACGTCTGTTACTCTGCTAAATCTATACATCTATTGCCTTACCTTCAATGTCTACGTCTAGAATGTCGAATGTTAAAGTACCTGTCGCTGAACCTAGCGCCACTTTTATCTTAACAACATCACCTGCGTTAGCTGTTCCTTTAGTGCTGAAAGATATAGGAAGGTAGTGGCTTCCGCTAGTGTTTAAAGTATGCTGAGTACCGCTAACTAAACTGTCGTTTATGTAAACACCTATAACTAATGTAGAGGTACTACCTGCACTTACGTTAGCACTAAAGTTTAAACGGTATCTACTTGCTGATAAGAAAGTAAACGTACCATCATCCTTGTCAGCCTCTAGTCCTTCTTCATCTGCTCTGATAGTGTCGTAAGCTGTAATAGTAGCAGGTGTAGCTGTAAGAGCCATTGTAGCTCCCACTGTAGCTAGGAACATACCTGAATCATGGACTTCACTAATACCGCCTAAGAATCTAGAGATACGCTGTAGCTCGTTCTGCAAGTATACAGGAATACCTTCAGGAGTCTGCGGAGGAGGCATTGGAACGTATTCTCTTCTCACTGTCTACCCTCAAAGCTATATTCCATAGAGTACCCTGTCAGTCCCCACAACGTACCCCCGTCACCTTCAAATCTAACAGCAATATATCTACCACTCTTTCTAAAGTTAACCTTGTAGTCCTGACCAACAACAAACGCTTGAGGCTGTGACCATGTAATACCACCGCCTTGACTTTCTTCAGTGCCTACATATATCTTTATAGTTCCTTCCCCAATCATGTGAGGATAGATAGCGTGTATATACTTGTAGCCTTTATCATCACCAAAGTCTATACCTTCTCTTTCTACAAACGACTCGTAAGGAACACCTGAACTACCTGAAGATACTGTAATATTAACGCCAGTGTTACCTAAGTTAAAGTCAGAAGCAGAAGCTAAATCACCTTGACTAATATATACTAAAGAATCTACGGCAGGGTTATATGTCTGACTATCCCACACACCTGAACTACCTTCCCATGTACTCTGATCAGATAAAGAAGACCATTGACGAGTATCTGTACCATCTAAAGCTACAATACCTGTAGTAATATGGCTAATGTTTCCAATGTCTCGTTTACTCCAAGAGTCTGACTCCCAGTTCCATGTAATAGCTGTATTAGCTATGCCATCTTCACTACTAAAGTTAGGATAATAAATTATCATTTCTTTTCTAGAGTTGTTAGCAACGCACCTTACTTTAGAAACATGTTCTGTATTGATGTCACTGTAGAAGAAGTCATGCATTTTATTTGAGATGACAGACTTCTTAGTTGTACCATCGTGAACATAAATATCATTAACACCAATAACAAAGTGTTTATTGTCATATTCAGCAACACAGTCTTTAGCCAAGATACCTGCATCGCTAAATACTTTTCTAAACGAGAATACAAAGTTACCTCCGATAAACTGCATAGCCCATACTGCATCGTTCTTGTAAATAAAGAACGTATCCCCTAACGCTTTACCATCTACAACTTGTCCTTGAGTATCTGGAAGAATGTTGTACCCTGCTTGTGATGAAGCATCTACTGCCGCCCATGATGTAGGTACTCCTCCTAAAGGAGCGGTATCACTCCACCTAACCATTGTAGGTCTTCTAGTGCCACCTTCAGTAATATCTAAAGCAACTAGGTAGTTCTTAAAAGGACGCAGTACACCACATTTATCTGTAGGCGGCCAAGCATTGAGGTCTATCATTTTGGCTGTATTAGTATCGTAAACTTGTGGCAAGTCATAACCATTGTTCAGCAGGAGAGCGCCGTTAAATACATTTGAAGTCCAACCAGTATGTTGCCTAGCCCCTGTACCTGTGTTAAACTCAGGAGTGTAGTCTAAAGACGTTCTTGTTACTTCAGTGTGATTAATACCATCAGTTTTGTAGATATCATTATCACCTGCATAATACCAGTAATCTGTAGAGCCATCTCTAAAAGCAACAGCATGTTTAGGTATTGCAGATAAAGGAGATGCAGACATCACTCTTTGATATCCTAAGGCTACATTAACCCTAGCGCCTTTAAAGTCAACATTATTACCATTACTCCATAACTCATTAGGCATTTCGTAAGGAGATAGGTCTGAGTTAATCCCTCTAGGGCGGGTTACTTCTATCTTCTTAAAAGGCATGGCTATAGTTTCCAGAGTTTAATAAGAGATTGCATACCACCTACCACAGAGGCAGCACCATAATAAACATTGGCGCTATCATTAGCCCTATAAACTCTAAGTCTAATGTCTTGACCTCCTGCGGCTACGGTAAACATACCCTGATTAGGGAAGTCATAAGTATCATGCTCCCATAGTTGACTATGGGCAGGATATCCTACAGCTGTACCTCCTCTATGGAGCTGTACTCTTAAATCACCTACACTATCTGAATAATCAGTGTTATACACCCTAGCCCAAGCTTCGTAATAATAAGTACCTTCAGGAAGAGTAAGCGTATCCCCACTAGCGTTAATACTCACACTAGTAGGAATAGCAGGTGAGCCAGTCATAGTATTACTAGGATATACTATTTGATTTATTGGAATATTATTCCACTGATTCTTAGTAACAGCTCCGTTAGCAGTTCCAGATATAACTCCCGAAGTATCACCCACAACAACAAAAGGAGTACCACTAGCTGTAATGGTAGTAGTGGTGACATTGTTTGCTGTAACAGCATCTATAGTGATGTTATTACCTGCTGTTAGCGTGGCTTGCTTATCGTCAATCTGATCTTGAATAGCAGAAGTAACACCATCTACATAGTTAAGCTCGTCTGTAGTAGCGGTAACGCCATCTAAGATATTAAGATCAGCCGCTTCTAAATCTGCGGAGATTCCGCTTAATACATTTAACTCTGCTGTAGTGACAGTAGCATCATCAAGAATGTTTAACTCAGCCGCAGTGACAGTAGCCCCGTCTAAGATATTTAACTCAGCACTTTCAGCGGTTACAGGTACTGCAGTAGCACCTTCAGCATTAATACCAGAAAAAGTCTCCTTAAGTACTTTCTTGATATTACGAATGTGATCGTCACCCCTGTTAACTGAATCAGACGCTACAGGGTTTTCCTTAACTAGCTCATGGATTTTACCATTAGTAACTGTTTCAAGTCCCATTACTTACCTCTTCTATATTTAGCTGTTTTCTTTTAGTAGCCACGTTTCTTACCTTTCTTTTTAGTAGCTTTCTTCTTTTTACTTTTACAACCACAAGGTTTCATAGCCATAACTTATTTCCTCGATTTAGCACCTGAACATTTCCAACGCTTACGTGATAGATTGTTAGGTGTGTTAGGATCATTTTGTTTCTTTTTAGGTAGTCTCTTTTTAATCCCTAAACTTCTAGCACAGTAGCTGTCACCTTTCTTAGTACCTGCTTTAACTCTAGGGCCACCACCTTTTGCCTTACCTGCTTGACCGTAGCTTACCTTCTTACCTGAAGATGTAATCTTTACTTTAGCTTTACCTTTTCTAGGCTTTCTAGTTGGCATGTTATCTCCTACTTTAATGGATTGGATAGGTAATCCATACCTTCCCATACATCGTCTATTTCTTTGTTAATACTTTTCAACTGCTTCTGAGTATCACCTAAGTCTTTAGTAAGAACTTCAGCCGCCGTAACTATACCTTTAATACTCTCAATGTCCTTAGATAGCGTAGCAACCTCGTCCTTCAATTCTAAGAGGTTTTTCTGCTGACCTAGTAGTGTCTCTAGACGTGTACCTAAAGTGGCTAATTTGCCCTTTAATTGGCTCACATCATTGTCTTCTAATCTTTGCTCTATCAATGTTACCTTTGCAACCAGAGGCTTGACATTAGAAGATTTCTTTTCTACAATCTCTAATCTAGAATACAGACTTGAAGCTGTCCATACACCACCACCAATAGTTGATGCTAATGCAAACACTACTGCAATCCAAGCACCTTTAAATGTAGTCTTACCAATCTTTAATTCTGTTGTATCTAAACTCACAGTTCACACTCCGTACCAAACATAAAACAGTTATAGCCCGAACCTGTAGGGCCAGTTAGATAATACTCTGACTCACTACCTACTAGTAGTACATCGGCTTCTGATATGTATAGGTCTAGCCCAAAGTTATCATTACCGTTAAGATACACTGCTGTTAGGTTTCTAGTAGTATTATACCCCATCGCAACCCACTGTTGATTAGCATCGTAGAATATGGTAGTCTGCTCTGCTGTTGTGTTTGCGTTCTCAATCCCTTGCTCTAGAAACTCTACTGCTTGATCGCTATTAGCTACGGCTATGTAAGCACTAGCATTGTTAGCGTGTGTTTCGATATCGTCCATGCTTGTGTTATACGTATCAACCTCTTCTTGAGTTATGGTTAATACTTCTTGATTTAAATCTACAAACGTCTGTACGTCTGCTTCTTCTTGTGGACTAGCGGCTGTCTCCGCCATCTCTGCTACTTGTTGTACAGCAATCATATCAACAACTACTTCTGTAAACGTGTCGATAGCTTCGTCCATTAAAACTAATTCTGTGTTAGCCTTGTCATTTAAAACAGTCCTTAAATCTCCAAAGGCTTGATAGCTTGACATACCTGACAAAGCACTGTTGTACGCCTGTAGTTGCTCAGAAGTAATGTAGGCTGTGCTAGACATACTGCCATCAGACAAAGCATCACCATGATGTGAATACTCTTGAGCCGCGCCTACTAGCTTAATACCTTTATCTATTTGGTCAACAATAGCACTAGAGGTATTAGTAAGGTTATCTAACTCACTGCTCTGTACTACGGAACTTAGCACTAACAGAGATAATATCATCTTCTTCATCTACAGGTTCTCCTCCAATGTTGAGTATAGTATTGTACCAATCCTTAGTATCTTTATTGTAGTCAGGTATATATGTTTCTGGTTGTCTCTTCATGGCTAACACCGCACGTTTACCAACTATAAGCTTACCATCGTTAAGTATAGGACAAGGAGTACCTGACAAAAACATACTTCTCCATACTGCAACTGACTCACACATCCTAGCCACTGCCGCTACCTTCATACCTAAGTCTGATAATAACTTAGCGTCTCGTCTACGGTCACAGTTAGGATCAACTTCATAACTACCTGTGCTGATACCTAACCCTACTGTCTGCAAAGAACCGCCTGTTCCTTTAAGACAAGTATCCATACCGTTGGACATATAGCTTGGTGTAATGGCAGAGCCTACTGGTATTTCGCTACTGCTTCCTGCGCCGTTATATGTGTTGCTTGTTGATGTATCTGACGTACTGTTGTTACTGTTTGTTGTACTGTTGTCCCCATGAAACGTATTCAGAGAACCTTCTTGAGTATTGTCACCCCACGTAGCTATTGAAAACAACACAAGTAACCATAATAATCTTTTCACTTTTTATCTATAAGATTCTGAATGGTGGGAGATTCGTAGATACGCAAACCCAACCATATTATAGTAAATAAACTAGCTACAGGCGGTAGCCAAGCCGCAAGAGACATTATACCTGTAGAGGCGGCGGCTAAATCTAAAACTTGTTTCCCTTCTTGAGTCATAGCTAGTTCCTTATAGTCCTGCTATTATGAATGCTAAGAGTTCTGAATATCTAACTCCTAATCGTGTGTGTTCTGTTGCACCTTCAGGAGCATTAGCTTGTACTTCGTAAATTGTTCCGTTATGCTCCCACCAAGTATTACTGGTAAACATACCATAGTCACTTGCGTCTAAACCTTCTGCTTCAAAAGCCGCTTGCAAGTCTTGAGCAATGATACCAAAGTGAGTACGTGCTTCTGTTCCTTTATCTTCTACAGCATCTTTCCATCTAAATGCTTTTAACAATCCTTTACAGGCAACTGCTACTGCTTCTTCTGCTTCTTGTAAAGGACGTATGCCTTGCTTTTCATTACTATCTGATGTTTGAATAGAACCATTAGTAGCATAGATGTCATCAAATCTATTGTTACTTCTACCTAAATCTACAGCGTTGTCTTTGTTTAGACCGACAGAAGTACAAGGCTCTAAAGCGTGGCTATTAATATTAGCACTTTTAACTTTCATACCAAAGTGTTCACTCACTAACGAAATTATACCTGACCCACCATAATCTCCGTAGATGAAATGTAACCCACCTTGCTGTACATTGTCCTGACTAATAGTTAATACGTTCTTAGCTGTTGAGCCTGATGGTACATCTAAGTTAATGTTTTCTACTGTAGAAGAGTTGTTATCAAAAGTTGCCTTTGAACCAAAGTTGACAGTACTGTTAAAGTTTGTGTTAGCTAATGTAGATAGGCTAGTACAGGTAAGCTGTCCGTTTACTGTCAAACCGCTAGGACTAAACGTAGCCCTGTTTACACCGTTTGTAGAAATGTACATTTTATCTGTGTAATGGCTATACTTTATTTGACCTGCTTTAGAATTTAACCTGTCACCAAAGAATATATTACCGCTAGATACTTCGTTGCTTAGGATGCTTAGTCCTGCTTGGTAACGAACATTACCTCCGTTTTCAATAACAAGACCATCTGCTCTGTAATCTGCTACAGCTTGTGATGAGGATTGTTTTATGTGTAGTGTTTCTTCCTGTACCATACTACACACTCTCCCCTTCTATTTTAGAGTATTTGTGGCCTCTTTTTCTTGAAGCCTTAAACACACCAATAACAGAAGCATCGTCAGCATACGTAGTTTTAAGCTCTTCATACTTAGCATCTGCTTCTTCAAAACTATCATAAATTCCTGCTTCAATATCAACTAAGTAGCCATCGGAGTTTATTTGTTCATAACCTATAATCATACCTTATCTCCTATAACTCGAAATAAATGAGAGTTATGCACGCAACTGTCTCCGTTTGTAGATACTTCTCTTGCACGTAATCTATACTCTAAAGCTACGTCAGTTACGCCTACTTTTACTTTAAAACTTTCATCTCTGTTTAAATTAGCAACATAGTTATCACCTACTTGGTCAACATGTATTGTTTTAATATTTGTCCAAGTACCTGCAGATGCAAAGTTATTTAAAGAAAAACAAACATCTTGAGTACCTGAACTAAACATAGAACCAAAATTAGTAGCATAAGTAAGGTAAGTATATCCATTTTCGTAATAATAGCTTTTAGGATATTTTATAGCATAAGAGCTAGGAGGTGTCGCTGATGTATACATTCCTGTAGTAAGATTTCCCATATAAGGTCTTACATCTCCGTCAAATCTTATCTTGTGCATAGGAACACCACCAAACGTACCAAACAATACATGAGTAGCTTCAAAAGTATGCTTAGGTATTGTTTGTGACCCACCTGCTCTTCTTACTTCTACGTAATATTCAACATCGTTTGTTACAGCATAACCAGATGCTCCGTCATTATAGGTGTTTTCTAAATTAATATCAAGAGTAACTGCTCTGTCTTCTCCGTAATCGGTGGCTGTGTATGAAGAGTTAAATCCCACTACCTGCAAAGTAGTAGTCAATGCTTGATAATCATCCGCAAAGAAATCATCTACAACAGGACGAGTATCTTCGTTTATCTGAACGATTGATTCGTTGGGTGTTGGAGTTGCCTCATCACTTTTCTTGATGTACATATTACCGTGATAGGTGTTAATTGCCACCTCGCCCAACTCTAACTGACTTGTTGTTGGTATACCGCTAGAGTCAGATTGGTTTGACCTTTTCAGTTTAATCGTTTGCTCTGACATATATATGTCCTCCTATTGATGCGTATATACGCGGAGTTAGTTTAGTTAATTAAAATGAACCGCCATCGACAGTAAATGTTTTACTGTTAATGTTGGCTACTGTTAGTATAGGACTAGCGGCATTGGCAGTTACCGTATCGTCTGCATTAGGCTCAATAGTTACCCACTCAAGTTCTGACTCATCAAACACAAGCTGTGCTAATGCTCTTGCATTAGATGAACCTGTAACTAAACCACGCTTAACTTCAATACCACAATCTTCTGTAGCCGCGGCATCTGTTGTTTGGTCGGTGTTTAAAGTAATAACATTATCACCAACAGCTAGTGTAGTTGAGGTAATAGTAGTTGTACCGCCTGTAACAGTAAGAGTACCGCCTACGGAAACATCGCCAGTAAAGTCTGTGTCTCTTGATATTGTAACATTTGGGTTAGTGTTACCAGAATTAGGTATTGTAATAACAGGAGTAGACCTATCAAAAATACCAATAGTATCCTCAGAGTGGTTATGAGATATCTTAAACTTGTCAACAAGACCCTGTCTAAAGCTTAGCGGGATATCTGTGTCTGAAGGACTGCCGTGTATAGATACGAGGTTTGCGCCTCGTAGTGATGTTCCTGATAAAGCTACGTCTCCATGAAACTGAGTATTTAACCCAACATGAATACGATTATTATATTGGTCTACGCTTTGAGGCGCGGCAACACCGATACCTATAGTATTAGCACTTGCATATCCAGTAGTGTTTAATACGTCTGTGCTAAATACTGTAAAGTTTCCCTCTGAACCCGATCTATTATTTGCTTGGGTTTTTAAAGAAAATTGGTTAGTATTACCACCACCTGTAAACTCAAGAGTTCGGCTATTACTATTAGCAACACCTGTAAAGGTTAAAGTACTTGGAGTGCTTGAGTCAGCTAAGTTTAAATCACTAAGACCTGTAGTTTCTACAGACGATTTAATTTGATTTTGAGTTACGGCACTAAAAGCTAACTGACCACTTGTTGAGTTATAGCTTAAAGCACCATAACCTGTAGCACCTGTTGTGGGCGTAGATGTTATAACAGCACTACGAACAGCGTTATCGGTTGGGGCTGTATAAGTAAACTTACCAGTAGAACTATTGTAAGCTAAAGAACTTCCTAAGTTTGAAGTACTGTCTGAGTGTAAAGACACAGCACTACGTGCGTCTGAGTCAGCATACTGAGAAGCACCAGTAAAACGTAACTCTCCTGTACCTGAATCTTTAGTAACAGTAATACCACCAGTATGATTATCATGGTTTACTAAGGCTTCTACACGAGCATCTGCTCTAGCGTTGGTAAAGTATTTATTAGTAGGACTTATAGCTACTTCATCTATATCGTCAGCATCTAGAGTAAGACTGCTTCCTGCATTTAATGCAGTACCATTAATAGTAATATCTGTAGCTAACGAACCTGCTGAACCTGTGGTATTTTGATTTAGGTTTCCTGATACAGCAAAGTCTAAATTACCCTCACCATCTTGATATGTAACAGAAACACCGCTTTCACTATTACCTGCAACCATGCCTCCTACAACATCTTGTATAGCTTCAGTCAAAGTAATATTAGAAGTACCGTCAAAAGACACGCCTTGAATATTAACTGGTGTCTGTAAAGCACTAGCAGTGTCGGCATTACCAGTGGTGTCTTGGTTAAGAGTGCCTACCGCAAGGTCAATAGTACCGTCAAAATCTTGATATGAAACAGTAATACCACTTTCAGTATTACTGCTAAACATTGCACCTACTGTGTCTTGTATTTGTTCAGACAGGTCAATGTTATTAGAACCATCAAAAGCTACACCGTGAATAGTTTTGGTAGCGGCTAGTTTAGTTGCTGTTGAAGCATTACCAGTTAAAGCCGCAGTAATAGTACCTGCGCTAAAGTTACCACTAGCATTTCGCTTTACAAGTTTACTTGCTGTATTGGCATCGGTTGCGTTATTAATTGTATCAACAAAAAACTTACCACCGATAACATCGTTTGACGCAGTTTCGCCTGAATCTAAAGGTCTACCAATTACAAGTTTACCTGCATCAGTACCTTCGTGTCCGTATGCTAGTTCCCCTTCGGCAAGAGTAGAAGAGGGTACGTTACTACTAGCACTTCTTTTAATTTGAATAGTTTGTGACATTGTTTAATCCCCTAAAAAAACCCGCCTATTAAGGCACTGTTAATATTTAAAAAGTGTGTACTATCGTTCCCATCTAGTTTATCTGCATCTAAATCACTACCTGATCCGTCTACTTGTTTTAAGCTTTCTCTTAATACTTCAGGAGTAGCTGAGTTAGCAGGAAGTCCTCTAGGTACTTGCAATGTATTAGTAGTGCTATTATATATAGCGTTTGTACCTGCTTCGCCTGTTGTAACACTTAATTCTGTTAAATCTTCTAGTGCCTCTGTAGCTGTATTAACTTTCTGTGCCGCTATAGTGGCTTGCTGTGTAGCTACAGTGGCTTGCTGTGTAGCTATAGTTGCTTGAGACGTTGCTGTATCTGCCGCGTCTTCTGCTGTGCTTTTATACTGACCTGAAGGGTCTTGATAGTCTTTGTAAAATCCTGTCATTATCTTACCCTATTCTATTCCTTAATAAGTACCACCATTTATAGTTTCTGTTTTACTTAGCTTTAACGCTAAAGATGAAGTTACATCTGATGTATTTGCTTTTAATGCTAAAGCATCTGTTAATGTTGTGCTTTGCTCTACAGGAGTTATATCCTTTATTACATCTAATATTACTTGAGCTTGTTGCTGTGCTGATATAGCGGCGTTAGCGGCTTGCTCAGCAGTGTCTAAATATGTTTGATCTGAATCATCATAATCTTTATAGAAGCCTGACATAAGTTACCTCGAAGGTACTATACCTAATGTTGAACCTGAAGCCTCTGCTTGCATAGCCATGCTTTCAATCTCTGCCGCCGCTCCTCTAAACTTAGCTTCAAACTGTGCGGCTTCTTCTGTATTCTTTGTGTATAAAGCTTGCTCTGCTAATGCACCATAAAGTAAAAGGTCAGTACCATACTCGACAAACCAATTAGTATCTGTGTCGTTTACAAGGTTAGGAGCTACATAATAATATGCAAGCTTAGCTGTAGTTGCTTTGCCGTGTGGCCCTAGAATAAACTTGTTTGCTTCTCTTGCAAAGTACCTAGCATGCCCACCATCGAGTTCTTTACTTAAAACATAAGGAAGGTCTTTACGTTGCAAATCCATTGTTCTACCTGCAACTGTAATTGTTAATGCTTTAGCTTCTAAGTAATCACTAGGAATTACAACTGTACCATTTACAATAGGAAGAGTTGCTGATACCTTTTCAAGAACAGGAATACGCAAGACACGATTAGCTCTGTCTTGTGCTAGGTTAATGAAAGAGTTAATAGTAGCGTCTGAGATATCAGTACGATTACCCCAATCCTTTACGAGTGTTCTTAACTGTCCAAAGTTACTTACTGCCATTAGATATTTCCATAGTCTGTTCTAAGTTTTAAGTAATCTCTACTACGTAGGCGTAGCATCATCTTTGCTTTTAAGTCAGGGTCTCGGAATAATTCTTGCATTGTGCAGTTCCATTCTTTACACCATGCGTTAATTACATTAAGAGGGATAGAAGCTACCTTACGTCCCCATGTATCACCGCCAACGTGACGGTTGAGGTTGTTGTCAGCTTCTATTTTGTTTTGTTCAAATATACTAGAATAGTCTTGTGTAGTACCGATACTGATAGTATCATCATTGTTTTGAATGATATGGGTTTTAACGTCAGACATGGATACTCCTATAAATAAGAAAGCCGAGCTACCCCGAAGGATAGCCCGACAATATAGACTAACTACTAAACACTAAGGTCTCGAACTACACCAGAAGCGGCTTCGTTCTTAGAGCATAAAGTATACTCAACCAATAATTGCTTAGACTCAAAGTCACCTGTCTTAGCTAGGTCAGTAGTTTGGAAGTCACGGTAGTAATCTACAGACCACATATCAGGCTGAAGGATTAATACAATGTCATTCTGCATCAAGCGGTTAGGTACAACATTTAACTCGCCGTAATCAGAAACGTAAACGTCTACTGCGTTGATGTACTTCTTAGCTTCAGCGTCAGTAAACTTACGAGAGTTTGTTGTGTTTCCATCAAAACCAGTGATAGCCGCTTTTTGCTTAGCACCGCACATTAGGATTGATGGATCGCCACCCGCTACCCAAACGTCTTCAATAGCTTGGTTTAAGATAGTATCAGTAAGAGCACGATCAGTACCTGCTGTATATATACCAGTACCGTCCTTAACTACGGTAGGCGTAGTAGGATCAGCATCATTAGGAGCTTGACCACCTGCTCCTACAGAACAGTTAGTAGCAAGCCACGAAGTAACAGAAGATAGCTGACGAGCTGTACCACCTGCCGCACCTGCAACCTGTTTTTTGTCAGTACCAACTAGAGTCTTCTCCATGTCACGTTTTAGTTCCATACCTTTCTTGGCCAACTGGTATGCCATTTCTGATGCACGACCTGCGGAATCAGCGGCTTCGTTAGAACCAGAAACGCTTACAGTTTTAGAAGCGATTTGAGTGTAGTTACCTACGCGAGTTGTTGTAGCACTAACAGCGGCAGGAGCAACTGCACCTTCAGCTACTGGAGTATCAACGGCGGCGGATAGATCATCTACTTGCCACTCGGCGTATGTGCTTTTAGTTGATCCTTTACCTACGTTAGAGATAAAAGGAGTGTCAGTTGGAGAAATGTTATAAATAATATCCGAAAGATTCTCACGAATACCTTTAGTTCCGTATGTTTCAAAGACTGGATTAGCCATAATTAAATTTCCTTATAAATAAAGTTAAGAGGTTAGAGACAGAATGGCACTTGCCGCATCTGTCACTTTGCCAGAGCGTTTGAGCTTTTGTCGTTGTTCCTTAACGGCGCGAGCTTTGCGTGTTTGTGCAGTAGCAGGTGAGGACGCTTTTACTTTCTTCTTAACAACAGGTTGTCTTTTCTTCTTGACGGTTGCCTTCTTGCTAACAAGTTCATCGTATAAACGTGCCTTATTAATTACTGATACATCACGCGCTGATATAACATTGCTTAGATCAGAATCAGAATAACCCTGTTCTTTAGCATAGTCAATAACAGACTTTTGAAAATCAGGAGAAACCCATTCAGGTATTAAACTTGAAAGCTTCTCTTGTTCTTGGTGTACTATCTTAGCACGTTGTTCCTGATGTTGTTTGTCAGCTTGTGCTTTAGCTTGTTGAAAACCTGCAACACTTTGTCGTAAGTTATCTTCAATGTCTTGAACACGTAACTGCTGAGTAACATAACTAACAGGATCAGCTTCTTTATCGATAGTACCTAACAGTTCCTTAGCCTTATTAACCTCCGCCATTTGATTAGTAGCGGCTAGTTCCATAAGTTGCAGATACTGCTGTCGCTCAGCGTTAAGATTAGTCTTTAGGTTATCAATCTCCTTAGACTCTTCTTGTAGCTTCTGGACACGCTTAGTGTAATTCTGTTCGAGTTGGTATCCTTTCTTTAACTCTTCGAGGTTGACTTCGTACTCTTCACCATCTACTTTAACAGTGTGAAGATCACCTTCATTAGTCATCTCTTGAGCTTCAGACTCTTCTTCCTCTTCGTCAGAATCCCCCACTTCAACGTCACCTTCGTCTTCTTCCGTTTCGACTTCGGTATCTTCCTCTACTTCAGCTTCGACTTCCTCGTCTACTTCTTCGGTAGTGACCTCTTGAGTTTCCTCTTCGAGGGTTTCTTGCTCTAGCTTCTCTTCCTTCACTTGCTCCTCAGGGGAGGGATTCAAAAGTTGGGCTACTGCGTTATCTAAACTTGTATTGTTAGTGACATCCACGTTGGGTAGTCTCCTATATATTATCTATGTATATATTATACCATACTTTAAAGTAAATGTAAAGAACTATTTTACTTTTTGTTGGTACTCGTAATTACTTACATATCCTTCTATTACATCTTCAACCATTCCTATGGCTTTCTGTATGTACCATAGCTCGTCACGCTCGTCAATTTCTTCTGACTTCGCCCAAGCTATCGAGATGTTCTGTTGTATCTCCTCGATGGCCTCGTTTAAGAGACCACCTCTTAGGAGTTCGCGGGCTACTTGAGCCTTACGTTCTGCATCCATTATTCACCACTCATCTTTAGTTTACTATCGCCAATACCTACTGGTCGTTTCTGTACTGCCTCAAGTCCAAGTTCTGCGGCTTCTTTCTTCTTCATCCATTCAAACTTCTCACGCTCGAACTTCATGTTCTCTAGTTTGATTTGTAGTTCTGTTTGTTTTAACTGAGCCTCTGCTTGCTGTGCTTGAGCCTGTACTTGCTTCAACTGAGCGTCAGCCATGTCTTTCTGTGACTCACCCTGTGCCGCAATCATATCTGGGCTTGGTTGTGGCTCTGGTGGTTTAACCTGACTAGGATCACCAATAAACTTAGCAGGGTTACGATAACCTGCGTTCTTAATAAACTCACTCGCTAATGAATGAATATGCTGTGGTTGTATTAGGTAACCACCTTGAGTGTCTCCTATACCACGAAGCATTGTTGCAATGTTGTTAAGATGCATTAGCTGTTGATCTTTGTTCTGATTACCCAAACCAACAGTCACTGCCATATCATATCTATCTTTCCAATCATAAGGAGCAACAGGAACAAACCTACCACGTAGCTTGACAATATCTACTTCTGTGTTGTTTGTACGTGACAAACGATATAGCTGTAAGAATAATTCCTTAACACCTGTCTCAGCAAAGATACGAGCAATAAGTTGTATCTTTTCTTGAGAAGCTGTCATTACTTGGTTGACTGCTGTAGCCGCTGTGTTAGATGTTAATGCAGAGGGGTCTAGTCCTTGATTCATTCTAGATACGCCTACACGGTCTTCTCTTTCCTTGTCTAGCTCGTTTAGGAAAGGGAAGGTAGCCTGACCTAGCTGTGGAACTGGAAGCTGTCTAACAGCACCCTGTACCTTCTCACGGACAATACCACCAATACGGTTGTCGATAAGGTCTTGTAGGTTTACTTGATTCTCTACTGCGGCATATCTACCTGCGTTAGATAGAGCTAGGTTATCAAGAGTATGTCTCCACATCTTGCTTCTAATCTCTTGAATGTCTTTAACAAGATCAGCAACACTAACACCAGTAAACTTATGTGGCATCATAATAGGAGATAAGTTAATAACAGGGATAGTACCTACTTCTTCTTTCTCAAGAACAACATTACCTACCATGTGTACTTCAAAGAGTTTCATCTTCTCTTCAGCTTCATCAAACGCTTTAACCCAAGCCTTGACATATTCAACTTCTGTATTATTGCCAAAGTCGTTAGCTTCTTCTACGTCTCCAAACCTAGCATCTTCTACTTGATTCTTTATAAGGCTAGAATGGTGTCCTGCTGATACGTCCTCACGACTAAAGCCATAGTCTACGAGTGATCCGATGCTAACCTCTTGAACTCGCGCAACGAAGTCGGCATCCTTAATGCTCTTACTTCTTGCCTTAATCCTAAACTCAGAGGATGGAATATTGTCAACGACTGGCCTACCACGATAGTTGTCACGGCGTACAGTAACATCGTAGAGGTTAGGGTCTTCTTCATTAACTTCCTTGTTGACAATTTCTAAGTTCTCATCTTCTTCTAGTGCTAGGACTTCACTGTCCTCGATACCTACAAAGTTTTCAATATCACATAATTCATCTTGTGCCCAACTTACTTCTACCAAACCGTTCTTCATTAGAAGAGCGTCTTTAAACCATGTGTATAATACGGTAAACCCATCACACCGTTTATCAAATATATAGTTTAGATAGTCGGTAGCCTGTTGTGCCGCTTCCTCATCCTCTGCACCTGTAGGCTCAAACTCTACAAACGTATCTCCCGAAGCAAACACCTTCATCAGTGAAGGCATAATACCCTCAACTGTTTTTAAAGTATCTCTAGTTACTACAGAAGAAAAGCCATCCTCTTCATCACCAAATGGTTCGCCATAGTAATAGTCAAGTGCCTCAGCCTGTTGATCGGCTAAGTCTCCGTTAGACCATGAATCAGCAGAAGATAATTCTCTTCTTACAATTTCTGATAGGTCTTCATTTGTAATAGCTTTATCCATCTATACGTTACTCCAGTTTTTAATAGGGAGGGGCTGATCGCTGTAATCAGCCCAGTTCTGTGATTTACCTGCTACTGCAAACTGAGCGCACATTACTGCGTATCTCGTAGCACAAATAATATCATCTTTTATTGGTACAATCTTTCCATCTTTTCTGTGG